TGAAAAGACGCATAACCGCATCAAGTCAAAAGCGCCGGAAGTGGTGGAAATATGATGCAAAACTATCACGAACTACTCCAGAACGTACTTGATACGGGAGTCACGCAAGTCAACCGCACTGGCGTATCTGCTCGGTTCATTCCGGGCGCCATGCTGCGCTACGACCTTCAGCAAGGCTTCCCGGCCATAACCACTAAGCGCCTGGCCTTCGGAGCCGTCAAGGGCGAGCTAATCGGCTTCCTGCATGGTTGCCAATCTGCCGCCGACTTCCGGGCGCTGAATTGCAATATCTGGACGCAGAATGCCAACGAGAATCAAGCATGGCTAAACAACCCTAACCGCAAGGGCACGGACGACTTGGGGCGTATTTATGGGGCCATCTGGCGCGACTTCAATGGCATTGACCAGCTGAAGGAAGTGGTGATCAAGATCATCAATAACCCCACAGATCGGCGCATCATCATGTCAGCATGGAAGCCCGACGAGTTTGACAAGATGGCACTCCCGCCTTGCCATGTGATGTATCAGTTCATTGTGGACACGGTGAACAAGAAGCTACACCTGTGCATGTATCAGAGGTCATGTGACTTGTTTCTAGGTGTGCCGTTCAATATCGCCAGTTGTGCATTGCTGCTGTCTATCGTTGCAGAGGCTACGGGATACACGCCCGGAACTTTCACGCACTTTCTTGCAGATGCTCACATTTATGAGAACCATATCGAGCAAGTCAAGATGCAACTGAACAGACAGCACCTTGAACCGCCTAAGCTGCGACTCAACATGAAAAAGATGGATGCATTGGATGCCATTCTGAGTATTACGCCGGAGGATGTGACGTTGGTCGATTACAACTCACACGCAGCCATACCTGCACCGATGGCTGTATAAATAGTTTGATATTTTTGCAGGAATGGATAGAATAAAGGCTTGATGGTGAGGGCAATGCTGGGAATGCTCGGCACCCAACAGCGTGAAGCATGGTACTAGGATGGGCGGAGATGCATCGAAACCCGGAGAGTCGCAATCCATGTGAGGCGCGGTATAGTGCGCACATCATCAATTTTTGAAGGAAATGCCATGATCACTGATGCTCAAATCGCCACCGAACTGAATAGGCTGCTGGCCGGCGTGCCGCATAACGCACGATTCACGCACCCCACCGGCAACACGTGGACGCTGATTGGGATGAATGCAACCACTGGCAAAACAGCCACCAGCCCCGTATTCACGACCAACGACCGGAACAACCTCGCAATGGCTGACACTGGAGTGGTGCCTAACATCGTGCAAGGTTTCAGCACGAAATTCATTAAACCTGTTGCAGACGGCATTCGATGACTTGACAACAACAGGGAAAACCCTATAATTGGCTGGTCAAGTGCTAGCCCGCGAGACAGTATGAGGACCATTTCTCATGCGTTCTTCCTTCAATGGAGCAATGGGCTAGCATTGGAACGCAGCAGAAATGGTCTTTTTGCTTTCCAACGTCAGGGCGCGAATGACACAGCTAACGCACCATGTCACGGTGGCACCCATAAAGTGATGCGCTTACTAGCAAACCGGCGCGAGAACTTGCAGGCGGTATCTCAGGAACATGGCAGCTTGGGTGATGGTCGTTTAGTCCACGATACGGACGCCATGGAAATAGAAGCCTGACCTTATGGGTGCAGTAGTCCTACAAAGGATGGCTGAAGTTGGGAATATCACCCACTTGGTTTGCTCTATGGCTAACAATGTGCAATAATCATGCCACGAACTGACGTAATCAGTGATCCGAAAGGATAGGCATGAGCGCCAATCAAACTGTAATACCTAGGACCGCTTTTAAGAAAGGCGAGAAAAGACCCGGACAAGGACGCCCAAAAGGGGTGCTGAACAAGAACAATCAGCAAATTCGGGACATCATCGTCCAGACATTAGACAACCTTGGCGGCACTGAATACCTTCAGGAAGTCGCCAGAAGTCACCCAGCCGCGTTTATGGCACTCATTGGTAAGACAATGCCTTTGCAAGTGACCGGCGAAAACGGCGGTGAAATAGCCTTTAGCGTAATCGAGCGCCGCATTGTCAAGCCTAGTAATTGAAACCCCCGAAGTCTTTGAGCCACTACTGGCGAATGAGATAGACGGGCATTCAGTACGCTACAAAGGCGCGCATGGAGGACGCGGCTCTGGGAAGTCGCACTTCTTTGGCGAGCTATGGCTAGAGGAAAACATCGCGGATAAATTCGATTTCGTGTGTATCCGTGAAACGCTTAAGAGCTTGGAATTTTCCGTTAAGAAGCTGCTAGAAGCCAAAATTAGCCAATACAACGCTGGCGCATACTTTGAGGTGCAAGACCGGCGCATCATGTCAAAACATGGTGGCGTAACCATCTTTGAGGGTATGCAGAACCACACTAGCGACTCCATCAAGAGCTTGGAAGGCTTTGACAGGGCATGGTTCGAGGAAGCGCAGAACGCCAGCGAAAAGAGCCTGACGCTGCTTAGGCCAACAATTCGCAAGCCAGGATCGCAGCTTTGGTTTGGTTGGAATCCTGATAAACCGACCGACCCGATTGACCAGCTATTGCGGGGTGTTCACCCACCACCTAACAGCATTGTTGTGCAAGCCAATTACTTGGATAACCCATTCTTGCCCCAAGAGCTGCGGGATGAAATGGAGTACGACAAACGGCGTGACCCTGACAAATACGCACACGTTTGGCTAGGAGAATATCAGCGCAACAGTGAAACGCGGGTATTCAAGAATTGGCGCATTGAGGAGTTTGAGCGACCAGAGGGAACAATATTCAGGCTGGGTGCTGACTGGGGATTCTCAGTCGATCCTAGCGTGTTGGTTCGCTGCTCTATTGAGGGAAATATCCTTTACGTGGACTATGAAGCATGGGCAATTGGCTGCGAGATAACCAATCTGCCGGAGTTGTTCTTTAGTGTGCCTGATGCTGAGAAATGGCCAATAACTGCGGATTCTGCCCGTCCTGAGACGATTAGCCACATGGTTCGGAATGGTTTCCCCAAGATGCGAGCAGCAATTAAAGGGGCAAAATCTATCGAGGATGGGATTGAGTGGCTGAAGTCATTCGATATTGTTGTGCATCCCCGGTGTAAGCATTTGATTGACGAATTGACGTTATACAGCTATAAAACCGACCCATTAACCGGAAAAGTATTGCCTTTGCTTGAAGATAAGTATAATCACGTTATTGACGCATTGAGATATGCGTGTGAAGGTGCAAGGCGAGCCAAGCCAGAACGCACTAAACCGAAGTCTGATATTCACCGTTTACATGGGGGTTATGGATGGATGGCTTGAAAGTCGGAACCCATGAATTGCTATCGGCAAGCTGCAAACTGTCCTATTCGCAGGACGTTAAACCACATTTGCGGGGCAATTTGCGGATACTGACTAACTTGCAATCTATCCAGAAGCGCCAAGGGCATGCACGGGCTTTGATGCTGTCTCTATGCTCCAAAGCCGATATTCTCGGCATTGTGCTGATGCTCAACCCCAAGCCAGAGGGTGACGAAAGCATGACCACTGAGCAGCTTATGGAGTGGTATGAAAAGTTCGGTTTCGTCAAGATTCAAGACAAGCCCATTATCCTGATGGCACGGCCTGTTCAAAGTTTAGGGGAGCCGAATGGCTGATAAATCACTGATTGACACCGCCAAAGACCGATACCAACGGGCGCGGGATGCCTACGACACATTCCGTCAGCAGTCTATTGCAGACACACGTTTCGTCTTGGGCGACTCAGACAATCAGTGGCAATGGCCCGATGATGTTTACATGGCACGTTCGCAAATTGCCAAAAAGCCATGCCTGACCATTAACGTTACTGCCCAGCACTGCAACCAGATCATTAACGCAATTCGCCAGAATCGCCCATCGTGCAAGGTTTTGCCGGTGGATGATGATTCAGATAAGCGGACGGCTGAGATATTTGCAGGGCTTATCCGTACCATTCAAAACGATTCCAGCGCTGATACTGCCCATGATATTGCGGCAGAGCATGCTATCTATGGTGGTGAAGGTTATTGGCGTGTTTTCACAGAATATGAGACGCCTGACAGCTTTGACCAAGTTATCAAGATTGGGCAGATTCCCAACCCTTTGATGGTCTATATTGATCCTGATTCAAAGGAATATGACCGATCAGATGCTAAGTGGGGATTCATCTTTGAAGACATTCCCAAGACCCAAGCGGAGGAAGAATATCCAGACCTGAACTTTTCAGATTGGGTTGAGGATAAGCGTGGATGGGTTCAAAAGGACACCATTCGCCGCGCTGAATACTTCTACTGCGATGAAGTACCCGATACGCTTTACCTGTTTTCTGATGGTTCAACCATTGCCAAAAGCAAGCTGCCCGACGGCGTGAAGGTTGAGGAGTTGGAAGTTGAAGGGCAAAAGGTCAAGACTATCGCAGGCTTGCCCATCATCAAAGAGCGCGAAACCAAGCGTAAACAGTGGAAATGGTGCATGCTGGTCGGTGGCTCGGAGGAGCCTGTTGACGCCAAAGACTGGCCCGGTGCTTTCATGCCCATCGTGACCACGCTTGGCAAAGAGATCAATGTCAATGGCGAGATTGTCCGTAAAGGAATCGTCCGTGACTTGAAAGACTCTGCACGGATGGTGAACTACAGCTATTCAGCGGCTGTTGAAACCCTCGCGCTACAAAACAAAGTTCCCTACCTTGCAGCCGTTGAAGCCATTGAAGGCTATGAGGATATTTGGGGCGCTGCTAACCTTGATAACCGTGCCTACCTGCCATGGAACGCTTTCGGTGATGATGGGAACGCTATCCCACAGCCACAGCGACAAGAGCCTGCCGTAATGCCTGCAGCTCAGGTCAACATGCTCCAACTGTCGGTTGAGCAGATGCGTGCTGCTTCTGGTCAGCAAAATGCCAATTTTGGCATTCGCTCGGAAGCGCAGTCAGGGATTGGAATCCAGCGGCTCAAAGCTCAGGGTGAAATTGCTACTTTCCACTTCCCGGACAACCTTGCCCGTGCTTTGCGCTATGAAGGGCGCATTCTGGTTGACCTGATTCCCAAGATTTACGACACCAAGCGTATTGTCCGCATCCTCGGGATTGATGGTAAACAGGAAGCGGCAATGCTCAACCCTGACATGGAAGGCGCATATCAGGACGCTGAGGAATTGGGCGAAGACGATATTAAACACATCTTCAACCCATTGGTCGGCAGGTATGACGTCGTGATTGACACTGGCCCCACGTATCAGACGCAACGTGTTGAAGCGCAAGAAGCACTCACGCAGATCACCCAAGCCAATCCGCAACTGATGCAAGTGGCTGGCGATATCATCATGCGCTCGTTTGACTTTCCCCAAGCTGATGCACTGGCTGACCGGCTACAAAAGACGTTGCCCCCTGGTTTGCAAGACCAAAAGGGCGAGCAAGTTCCGCCACAAGCGCAAGCCCAGATGGCGCAGATGACCCAGCAGATCCAAGCAATGGAGCAAGCTGGGACAGCTTTGCAGCAGCAGCTTATCCAAGCGCAGCAACAGCTTGAACAGTCCAAAAATAGTACTGAGATTGACGCTGCACGACTGCAATTGGATGCGCAAAAGATTCAGATTGACCAGTTTAAGGCTGAAACAGACCGTCTTAAAGCAGAAGCGGACGCCTATGCAAAGCAGGTTGAAGCTGAACGCAACCGCCTTGATTCTGAGCGGGCTGCAATGGAATCAGCACAGCCCAAAGAGCAGGAAGTGGTACAGATTGAGGGATTGTCGGAGATTCTGCAAAGCATCAATGGACTAGCTCAGGCTCAAGTCCAATCCGATGCAATGCCCAAGCGCAAAACAATGCAGATTCAGGCTCCAAGCGGGGCAATTTACACCGGCATCATTGAGGAAGGCGCAGAATGACTCCATTGATCTACACTATCAACGGAAACGTCCCAATTGATTCGCTCACGTATCACACCGAATGGACTGATACACCTGAATACACCAAATTCAGGGAGTGGTACACCGATGCTGAAGGAAAAACGGTGAAAGAATCCGCGCACGTACTGTCAAAAGAGGGCGTTTTCGCTCAGGGTCAAATCGAATTTTTGGGGTAAATCATGGCAAACACACAAGCATTCTGCACATCGGCCAAAGTCAACGCATTGGCTGCGATTACATCGGCTGGCGACACGTTCAAAGCGGCGTTATACGTCACCACGGCGACGATTGATGCCACGACCACAGCATATTCTGCGACCAACGAAGTCAGCGGGACGGGCTATACGGCAGGCGGTGCAACGGTCACCAATGGTGTTGCCGCGACAAGCTCAAGTACTACCGCCTATTGGACGCCATCAGCTAATATTAGTTGGACAACGGTCACGATTGCCACGGCTTTTGATTGTGTGTTGATCTACAACAGCACGCAGACAAACCGTAGCCTCAGCTCGCACACGTTTGGCTCCCAAACCGTGACGGCTGGCAATTTCACACTGACCATGCCCGCTAATGCAGCGGCTACAGGCCTCGTCCGGATCGCCTAATGCCACGCGCTTACGACAAGGTCAAAGAATCCACCACAACCACCGGCACGGGTGCCATCACCCTGTCCGGTACGGCACCGCTGGGGTTTCAGACCTTCGCCACCAAGTATGCGCTGGGCGAGCAGCTCATGTACTCCATCAATGACCCCACATCGGGGCTGTGGGAGGTTGGCGAGGGCTATCTCACTGCGTCAACAACTCTGGTGCGTGACGCTGTTGCAGACGGCTCAAGCGGGCCCGGAACGTTTGTCAACTTCACGGCAGGCACAAAGGACGTGTTTGTGACCATCGCTGCGCACTTTGTCATGGACGCAATGGGCGGCGCAATACTTTCGAAGATTAACGGGCAGGCAATGCCCTAAAGGTGCAATGTGAACCAAGGCATCTACGAAATATTAAATACTGATAGTGGTGTCAGGTATATTGGATCGTCTGTCAATATCAAACAGCGTTTTGCAGAGCATTTGAAAATGCTTAAGGCTGACAAGCATCACAGCATTTATCTGCAACGCGCATGGAATAAATATGGCGAGCAGGCATTCAAGTTCAAGATTGTGGCAATACTTGAGAAAAGCGAGTTGCGCGCTACTGAACAGCGGTTTTTGAATGTTGAGCATAAAGGTGATACTTACAATATTTCCAAGCACCCAGATGCGCCAATGCGTGGTCTAAAGCATAAACCTGAAACAATTCAGAAAATGCATTTGTCAAGGCTTGGGAATAAATCTAGGACAGGTGTTCCATCGCATTGGAGCAAAGAAAAACCACCACCTAGTTTGGCGGCATTGATTGCTGCTAGTAAAAACCCAAGTAAAGAAACGCGCAAGAAAATGAGCGAAGCAAGGCTTGGAGTTTCTCCGGCCAACAAAGGCATTCATCAAACACACTGCAAGCGTGGTCATGAAATGACTGAAGAAAACACTTACAGTTATATTCGCAACGATCGATTCAAATATGTTTGCAGGGCATGTTGCAAACTTCGAATAGCAAATGCTAAGGAGAAAAATCCATGAGTGGCAACACCGATCCCGTATATTCCCGCGTTGGCGACGTCAGCACCAACGGAACCACCGGCATGTCGCAAGCCATCACGGCAGCGGCGGCAGACTTTACCGGCGCAGGTGCTAACAACGTGCTGGTGTGGACGGCTGACGCTACTAACGGCGGGTTTCTGCAAAAGCTGCGACTCAAAGCGGCGGGCACCAACGTCGTGAGTGTGTTGCGTGTGTTTATCAACAACGGCTCAGCCAACACTACAGCAGCGAATAACTCGTTTTACGTGGAAATACCGCTACCGGCTACAACGCTGAACAATGCAGCCATGACCGGCCCCGATATTGATGTGCCGATGAATCTTGCGCTTAATCCTGGTTTCAGGATTTACGCTGGGCTGGGCCAAGCTGTTGCGGCTGGCTGGTTTGTCACTGGCGTTGGGGGTAAGTACTGATGCTTTTTGACCTGAACCACGTACCAGGCCCTAATGGGGCGGCTCAGGTGTATTCGTTTGTTGGACAGACATCAAGCACCATTTTTACCGCATGGTCAAAGCCACGCGGCAAGTCAATGATTGACATCTTGTTGGTTGGTGCTGGAACTAATGGTGGGGCCGGTGCTATCGGTGCAAACAGCACGGCGGCAGGTGGTGGTGGTGGTGGTTCCGGTGGTCAGACACGTCTCACAATGCCGCTGCATTTGTTGCCCGATACGCTTTATATCGTAGTTTCAACGGGAACCGCTTCAGTAGCTCGCGTCTCCATCTCTCCTACAACAACAGCAAACGATCAACTCATGGTAGCCAATGCAGGGGCATCTGCTGGAGGCGCTGCTGCTGGCGCTACTGCTGGCGCTGCTGGTGCTGCTGGTGCAATCGCAACTGCTGCGACCATGCCACTGGGTTGGGCCTACTCTACAGCACTTGCAGGACAAGCGGGCATTATCGGCGGCACTACTGTTGCAGGTGGTGCTATTACACTCCCATTGACTGGCCTATTGGTTACCGGTGGAACGGGTGGTGGTGGCTTGCCCGCTGCTGCAACTACGGGAACAAACGGCGGTTCGATCACGCCTGCGGGTTCATTCCTCGGTCTTTTTCCCGGCCTCGGTGCCGCTGCTGCGACGACTCCGGCCGGCTCTGGTGTTGGTGGTTACCGTCCTATCCCTAACATGCCCTACGGCTATGGCGGCACGGGTGGCGGCTCCACTCACGGATCAGCTACGGGCGCAGGCCTTGTCCAATCATCCGGCGGTAACGGTGCCCCAGGCTGTGGCGGTGGTGGTTCTGGTGGCGCTCTGACGGGCTCTACTGCGGGTGTAGTCGGGCAAGGTGGCCCAGCTTTTTGCATCATCACGGTCTGGTAAATGCTTGGATTTAGCGCAATATCGCAAACGCCGTTAAGCACGCTTCCGGTAGCGTCTAACAACGTTTCGGTTGCGCTAACTGGTGTATCCGCTACTGGTCAAGTCGGCAACATCACGCCTTCATCGGCTGTCAATCTGACGGGTGTTGAAGGAACTGGACAGACCGGAACCGTAACGCCGACCACTGGCGTATTTGTTGCCTTGACGGGTGTTGCGGCAACTGGTCAGGTTGGAACTGTTACACCTTCCAACACGCTGGCCCTGAGTGGTGTTCAAGGGACTGGACAGACTGGAAACGTAACACCTGCAAACAGCGTAGCACTTTCGGGTGTTCAAGGTGCTGGACAAGTCGGAAGCGTTACGCCTTCCAATAGCCTGGCGCTGACTGGCGTTCAATCCACAGGACAAGTCGGCACGGTTACCCCATCAACATCCGTTAGCCTGAGCGGTGTTCAAGCTACGGGACAGACCGGAACAGTCACACCATCACTCGACACGTTTGTCGCACTGACGGGTGTTCAAGGGACTGGGCAGACGGGAACAATAGCGCCGTCAACATCGGTTGCCCTAAGCGGTGTCCAAGGAACGGGACAAGTTGGCAATGTATCG